GTTACAATTCTCTTTACTAATCATACCTACGATGATCCAGCTGCAATGTTTCCTAGTCTTGTAAAGAATCAAGCTGGTGGTTCTGGACCGGTATATATGGCTAGTATTTTAGTACAGCTAGCTAAGCGTCACGAGAAGGAAGGCGAAGGCGATTCTATGGATGCTGAAGACAAGAAGCTTGCAGAAGCTAATAAATACAGTGGTACGACACTTCGTGCATTAACTGTAAAGAATCGCTTTTTACCTCCGTTTTTAGAGACAGAAATGTATCTTTCTTTTAAGACCGGGCTTAACAAGTACAGCGGACTTCTTGGTATGGCATCAGCGAGAGGCATCGTTGAACAAAATGGAGCTACATATACTGTTGGTGTTACTAGTGGTAAGTATAAGAAGGGTGATAAACTGGGTTATGCAAAGACTTTTGCTAAAGACCCCGCTTTCTACGAGGAGTTTATTATTCCAGAACTCGACAAGCGCTTAGCAGAGGAATACAAATACAATGTCAATGAAGCGCAAACAGAAGAAGAACCTGTCGAGTAAAGCAGTAGTCCCTATCTCAGGGGGGATGGACAGTTCCGTACTACTACACCTAGCTGCAAGCAGATATGATAGAATAATTACGGTTAACTATGATTATGGTCAAAAGCACCGTGATAAAGAAATAAACTGTGCAGCGTTTCAGATTGAATCGCTTGATATGCCGGTTGACAGTTTACACATAAAATTACCGTTTTTTAGGGATATTTGTCAAGTCTCTTCACTTCTTAATAATAAGATTGCAGTTGCTAAAGCAAAAGATGTGATGGGTGATCCACAGACAGTAAACTATGTACCGTACAGAAACCTAATGTTACTTAGCATTTCACTCGCTATAGCAGAAAACTACGGTGCTAGTACTGTTTTTCATGGAGCTGCACAGGCTGATAGCGTTGCAGGGTTTTGGGATGGGAGTGAAGAATTTCTTGAGCAAATTAATAAAGTATCAGCCCTTAATAGGAGAAACAGAATTACCGTTCAGGCCCCGCTAATTGACAAATCTAAAGAAGAAATCATTAAACTCGGTGTTAAACTCGGGGTAAATTTTAGTCAGACTTGGACCTGCTACGAAGGTGAAGAACAGGCTTGTGGTGAATGTACAGCCTGTTCACTGCGTATACAAGGATTTTTAGAATCAGGTTATATTGACCCGCTTAAATACAAAAGAACTGATATACCATGGAGTAAATATCATTGTAAATCAATATGAGCTCTATACCATATACAATAGGTATAACTACATTTGATAGGAGATTTTCACTTTTAAAAAACCTAATTAGCAAAATTAGACAGCATACCGATACAGAAATTATTGTTACAGTAAATGGGCCAAATAACAGTAGTTTTGATGAAACATACAGAGTAGAATCGCTTAATTTTTTTAGTAGTTATAAAAATATTCTTCCAGTTTATTTTTCAGAAATGCGAGGGTGCGCTAAATTATGGAACACTCTTATAATACACTCTAAAACTGAAAATTTACTTGTTTTGAATGATGATGTAGATTTTACAGGCAACATATTTATAGAAATTGAAGAAGCATTAAAACAATTAGAAGATTTAATTTTGATTAATAACAACTGGCCTCATTTTTTAATTAAAAAAAGCTTCGCTTTTAAAATGAATTACTTTGACGAAAGATTTTTAGGGTTTGGGGAAGAAGATAATGATATGTATTCCAAATATGTTAGAAATATGAATAAAAAAGTACCCACATTTAATATTAAAACTCTTAGACACTTAACATCTAGTATTAAATTAGATCTTATTGACCCCGTAGGTACACCTGAAAAATATAGCGCCTTTAATGTGAAATATAGAGAAAAAAAGTATAAACTTAATGATAACCAACTAGGCAGAATTCAACTTAAAGATGAACCAAAATTATATCCTTGGGAACAGTTTTTTCAAAAACTTAAAAAATATGTTTAGTCTCCGTAACTAAATCCACCTGCATCATATCCGCGTCGCCCACCAATTGCTCCCATTGATCTCAGCTCTCCTGTTACATCATCATCTTCAGGATATTCATCTACTATAGGCGCTTCACCAGTACCTTCACCTTCTTTTTCCTTAGCTTCTGCAGAAGGTATATACCCGTTTTTATATTTTACCGAATCAATAAAATCTGTTACATACTCCTTATCCTTCGCTTTATTTTCATCATAGACTTTTGTAATAGCATCTACAACTTCTTGCTTAAATTCTTTAGAATCATAAAAATCTTCGCCATGATTAATAGTAACTTCATCTGGAAGCTCTGCAAAAATCCTTGCATATTCAGGAATAAACTTAGCAAAAGTTTTTACAAATGAATTTGGAGCAGGAGCTGCTGGTGTAGCAGGAACAGCCTCTGGCCCTGCAGGTTCACCAGAAGCAATAGACTTACCCTCAACCCCAGCAGCTACAGCTTTTTTAACTTGCGAAGGGTTTGCAGCGGCACCACCTTCTACATCAACTCTCAATACATTTAATAAGTTATCTACTACTCTTGCAGTATATCTTGCCTCTGTTCCACCTAAGTTAAGCTCTTTTTTGATTAACGCTTCTAATTCTGCTCTAAATTTCATCTTACTACCCGGGTAATATAATTGATATTCTTTACCATCTACTGTATGAGCAGCAGGTTTAAATAGTTTTGTTCTTACTAGTTCTAAAATTTTATTACCAATTTCTGTCTTAGATTTACCTTCCCTTGCTGCAGCTTTGCCAATTCCATAGCCACCGCCAGGTGCTTTTTCGATATCCCCTGTATATCCTAAGTCGTCAGCGTATATAGGTGCTTCTGAAACTATCTTTTTTCTAGAGGTATATGCTTCAAATATATACTTACAATCCTTATTCATGTTGAAATATTTATTCTTTTTATTATAATAAATAGGAGGTAATAACTATTTGCGGCATATTTGGTTCTAAAGAGTTTTCATCATACATGAAGCTCTACAAGTCTAATAAGAAAAGAGGGACATTTTCTTATGGCGGCCTATTGGTTGACAATAAGTTACACGCTATTTTAAAGAGTCAAGGCATAGCACCTTTATCTAATTCACTTGTAATCGAATACGAGAAGAAAAAAAAGAAGATAAACGATTTTCAATACTATCTTGGACACACACAAGCGCCTACGTCTGCTCAAAGAACTTATAGTAAAGACACCTCCCACCCCTTCCAATGCAGAGACTGGATAATAGCACATAATGGCGTTCTTACGAACGATAAAGAGCTTAAAAAGCTAGTAGGTAAAAAAACTTACAATATTGTAGATTCATCAGTTATAGCGCCTTTAATTGAACTATATTATAAAGATAGTGATGATGAAATAGCTTCTATAGTTAAAGCACTTTCTTCCTTGAAAGGTACATTTGGATTATGGATTTTTCATCAACAGACTAATAATATATACCTAGCGCGATCAGGCAGTACTCTTTATGCTGATTTTTTAAACAATTCGTTTTCTTCGCTAAAAGAAGATGGGTACGTTGAATTAGAAGAAGGGCTGTTGTACTTGTTAACAAAAGAAGGCATAACAAGTGTAGGTCGTTTTAAGAAAAACTCACCATTCTTTACATGAAAATTGCAATATATTCAGTAACTAGAGGAGATATAGGATCTACTTTTTTAAACAAAAGCATTCAGCCGTTATTACTTGACCCTTCCATTACTTTTCATTACAAAGAAAATAATACACTAGGGTTAAGTAAATGTTATAACGAATTTTTAAATTCAAAAGGGAAAGATTTTGATTATGTTATATTTGTACATGACGATGTGTTTCTTGATGATTTAAGAATTGCTGAAAAAATTCAAAGAGCTCACATTGCTTATGATATAGTGGGGCTAGCAGGCGGTATTAATCCTACTATAAAAGCACCAGCGTTATGGCATTTAATGTGCGGTGGGTTTAATAGTGGTAATCTTAGAGGAGCAGTAGCGCATCCCTGCAGTAAAGATCAGATAATGGTTACTAATTTTGGTCCAGCTCCCTCAAGAGTGGCTATACTCGACGGGCTGTTTTTATCTATCGATGTAAGAAAAGTTAACTCAGTTAAATGGAGATTTAATGAAAATTACGAATTTCATCACTATGACATAGCGAGTAGTATAGACGCTAACAATAAGCGATTAAAATTAGGTGTAGCCCCTATTTGGGTAATGCATGCTTCCCCTGGTTTGCTAAATGTAAACGACGAAAGATTTACATCTAGCCAGGAGAAGTTTTTATCTGAATACAGTAGTAGTATCTGAAGTATAGTATATAATTAAAATATGTCTAAATTAGATCTGGACTATTTTGAAACCGTAATTGCTTTTAAAAGTCTTACCGACGAAATATACCTTGCATCTATTATAGATTCTATAAAACCTATTTATTTTAAAAATAAAGATATTAAGGTTGTTTTTGAAATTATTACAGAATTTTATAATAAGCGCGGCACTAAACCAACCATAACAGAAGTTAAGACATATCTTACTACAGATGAGTTAAAAAATTCATTTAAAAATGTTGTTACGCTGTTTAATGGAATAGATAAAAATCTCAATACCGATGAACTAACAACAAATACAGAAAAGTTCTTAAAAGAAAAAGCCGTCTACTACACTATGATGGAAACGGTAGACGATATTAATAAGAGTTCAGTTGATACTTCGAAAATTTTAGAAAAATTTGAAAAAGCTTGTAATATATCCCTTACAACTGATACAGGACTAGATCTATATGGAGATATTGATAAAGTTATAACCGATCTCAATGCTACTGAAAAATATATTTCTACTAAATGGAAATGGTTAGATGAAAAGATTGGCGGTGGGTTGTTAGAAGATGGTAGAGCTTTGTATTTGTTTGCAGGAGAAACAAATATTGGAAAGAGTATATTTTTAGGTAATGTCGCTATTAATCTTGCAAGTCAAGGTAAGACTGTATTGCTAGTATCTTTAGAAATGCCTGAAATGATTTATGCTAAACGCCTTTGTTCTAGCGTTTCTAAAATTCCTTTAAGCCAGCTTAAGATAGAATCTGATACTCTTAAAAATCAAATAACAGAGTATTGCGTCGAAAACCCTTCTGCTAAAATTATTATTAAAGAATTTCCTCCAGCATCAATAACAGTCAGTCATTTAAAGGGGTTTATTAAAAAGCTTGTACAAAAAGGTATTAAGATAGACGCAATAGTTTTAGATTATGTCAACCTATTAATGTCGACTACTGGCGAAACGAGTTATGAGCGTATTAAGGTTTGCACAGAACAATTAAGAGCTTTGTCGTATAACTTTAATTGCCCAATCGTTTCTGCTACTCAGTTAAATAGAGATGGTTATGAAATAACTGATCCAGGATTGAAGACAATATCTGAAAGTATGGGCTTGGCAATGACAGGTGACGTAATTTTAAGTATTTGGCAAGAAGATACCGATAAAGAGCTTGGTGTTATTAAAATGGGGTTTATGAAGAATAGATTCGGACCTAATTTTGGCCATTGTAGTATGAGAATTGATTATACAACGTTGACAATAACAGAAGATGAGCATTTTAACGATACTGCTGCTAGCACTTCGTCAATTAATACACTAACCAAACTATCATTGAATTAGATGGATTTATATTAAACAGTCAATAATTAGACATGACTGTGAAAGGATTTGACCCCGCCGAACAAATAACAGACTTTGAACAGAACCACCTGTTTTTATCATTCTGTTCGTTTATTACACTTATCCATACAAAGAAATTAAATCTAGCCAATGTTTTTATTTACCTTTTAAAGGAAAAGCCTGTGCGTGAATTTTTTATAGAATACTGTGATCTTAAAAATGATTTTACTGCAGTAAAATTTTTCTTACAGTTTGACTCTAGCCTTTATAAAAGTAAGTATATAATGAAATTCTTAAACAACATTAAAAAATAATTTATGAGACCACCTAACGTAGAAGTAAAATTGGATATAAAAAAGTGCACTGATAAAGCGTACTTTGAAAAAATGTATAACAAATTTAACAGAGAGTTTTTAAACTCAGGAGTGTTAGATGAGGTTAGATTAAAGAGAAGGTATTATAAACCAAGCGCTTTAAAGAAGATCAAAAAAGAAATGGCTAGAAATAAATGGCGCCATTTGCTGTGATTAATGACTTTTCAAGAAAAACAAATTTACAATACATTTTTAAAAGTCTCAAGATCTAAAAATAAGCTTCCTTTTAAATATAGGAAGAACTTTGAAGATTTTGATGCTACAAAAATGATGCAAGTGAGAAAACTCGCTATTTTTTTTAAAAAGTTTCCTCATATAAAAATGGAAGATTATTTTTTTGCACCCTATTCATTATACCCTGACGAAACTTATTTTGATTTGAACTACTATACATCTTTAAAAGCTACAAAATCTTACACTCTTTACAATAAAAAAATTATTTTTGCAGAGCCAGACAGTAATGATCAGCTCTTAAGTATTAAAGAGTCGTTAAGATATATTTTAAATTTTTGCAGAGAAAAACGCATCGACCCCATTAATTACATTTACCATAAGACTAACAATGAATATAGTTTTGTTATTCATTTAAAAGAACATAAAGTTAACATATACGTGTTATTAGGCTATGTTAATTTTGAAAAAGTCTTCAAAGCAAGAGACGCAGAAATTATAAAGTTTATTCTTGGAGAAGAGTTTTTTAATAATCTTTCTACATTCAAAACAAAATTATTAAACTCTAACAAGGCTTTAGCATTAGTTAACAACGGATTACAACTTATAAGTGAGAAATATAAAAATAACAGTTGATTAATTTCTATAATCATTTATTATTTTAACTATGAGTACATTTACCACATCGATGTTTGAAAGCATTAAGGGTGCTTTGACTAAAAATAACGAAAATACAAGTAACAAAGTTAAGGACTATTTAAAGTGTGAAGTAGGCAATACGTATATTGTTAGACTTCTTCCTAATATTAAAGACCCGGCTAAGACGTTTTTTCATTACTATTCTTATGGCTGGAATAGTACTACTACCGGTCAGCTAGTAACTGCAATTAGCCCAACTACATGGAATCAGCGTGATCCTATTGCCGAGGAGCGTTATCGCATTCTTCGTAACGGTACTGATAAAGAAAAAGAAAAGGCCCTTGCTATTAAGCGTCGTGAAAATTGGTTGGTAAATGTATATGTTGTTAACGACCCCGTTAATCAGGATAACAATGGTAAGGTTAAGCTTCTAAGATTTGGTAGACAGCTTCATAAGATCCTTATGGATGCTATAGAGGGTGAAGAGTCAGCAGAGCTCGGTCCTCGTATTTTTGATTTGTCGCCTAAGGGCTGCAATCTTCGTATTAAGGTAGAGAAGCAGGGTGATTATCCTACATACGTTTCATCTAAATTCTCTACACCGAAGGAAATCGAGGGTCTAGATGAGGATTCTTATGATAAGATCTATAAGAGTGCATTTGATCTAGAGTCATATGTTACTGTCAAGTCTTACGATGAGCTCAAAGAGCTTTTAGATACACATTATCATGGCATTGAGGGTAATGATGTTGAGACTACTGAAGCTGTGACAAGCGCTCCAGTACCGTCTGTCAGTGTTGCTAAGAAAGTAACACCTAAAGCTACCAAGACAGACGATGAAGATAGTTCTATTAATGAACTTCTCAAAGATCTATAATGGAAACATTTAAGCAGTTAACTCCTGACGAGCAACGGCTAGCGCTGTTGCAGTTTATGGGGCAGCATCTTACTGGTGATCTTAAAGAACTAGATCAAAATTTAATTTCTAGATCTGCTTCTTTAAAAGGTATGGTTATCGATCCGGTTCAGCTAGTTAAATCGATACCTTCGAATAACACCCCACCGGTTGCTACAGTAGTAAACGCAGGTATTAATGTTGGAGCTCAACAGCCTGTGCAAATGGTGCAACAACCAGCACAGCAAGTACCTTATAACGACCCTAATCAATTAGAATTTGATTTTAATAATTGTAATTACGCTAAATTAATTTTTGATAAGCTAGATTCTCTAGATAAAAAAGTTGATAAGCTTTTAGCTACTTTTAAAGATTGATTATTAATAAACTATAGTTAATATAATTGAATGCAGCTAAAAATTACTAAAAAAGATGCATTTTTAAATAACTTTTTATCGTTATTAAGTAAAGTAGCAGATAGTGCTGTTGTAAGAGTATCTAAAGGTAAAATTACCTCGCTCTTAGCTACAAGCGATAATACAATTATTGTTAATGCCGTTTATGAAGATGATGCTGTAGACTGTGATGCTACTTTAAATATACCTGATCTCAAAAAACTACATAGAGTTGTAAGCTGTATTGAGGGTGACACGCTAGAGCTTGATATAGGACCTAATTTTATTGGATATAACGCATCTCAATTAAGATTTAAATACCATTTATATGATGATAATATTCTTACCACACCTAAACTAAATTTAGATAAATTAAAGGAACTACAGTTTGACGGGGAGTTTACTTTACCTTACGCCTCTGTATTGAGTCTAGTAAAAGGAAGTACAATAAGTACAGAGACAAACAAAATTTATCTTAGTGTAAAAGATGTCAAAGTATTTGGCGAGTTGACCGACAAAACAAGACCTAATATTGATTCTTATGGCATTGAAATAGCACAAGACTATAAAGGTACTCAGTTTGCTCTTGCTATACCCTTGAACTTTGAGATATTTAGAATAATTTCTTCTATGAGATGCAAAGAACTAAAATCTAAATTAATAACAAAGATGGGTGTTGTAACTCTGGATCTCAACTTAGACAATACATCATTTAAATTTGTTATTTCAGCATTAGCAAACTAATGAGCAAAAATAAATTACGCACACCTAGTTACTTTATAAAGAGGTTACGCGATAACGGGTTTATCGTTATAAAGCTATTTGCTATTTTCAATAAAGCAGACCCACGTCAGTGGACCGTAATGGTTAATCCTAGCGAAGCATCTGTTTTTATCACATGTTATGCTAATAAAGATAACTTAAATGAAATATTGTTTGAGATTGACGACGGTGGTAGGAAGATACCAAAAAATTTCTTTATTAAAACAGATAGCATTGAAGTTATTATTGATTATCTCATTAGACACGGTGTTTCTAATAATACCAACTACCAAGGAAGAGATAGATTTCTGTCAAGGAGACTAAATAATAATGATGAAAGACAAAAAATCATCCAAGGACAACAAGCTTAAAGATTCTTTTGATCCTAATGCAAATAAGGAAGTTAAAGAGCTCACGCACAATGCTTTAGTTTCTTTTCTTAGAGAGCAGTTAAAAGAAAAAGCAAATAATAAACAAGATTTAGATGTTCTTAATAGTCAGATTTTAGAATATTTAAATAGTTTTATTTTACTAGGCTATAATTTTAATGGCGAGCCAATTAGCATGATTTCCGCTCATAATCAGCAAGAAGCTGATTCGCTTGGCACTTTAGTCAACAAATTTATTTTTAATAATCAAAAAGATCAGCCTGGAGATTAATCTTTTATATCTTAAAATAAGTTGTTGTGACTAATATTATTATTTTAGGACGCGGTTTTATAGGTACTCATCTTTATAATTTTTTAAAAGAACATAATTCAGATAACAGCATAAACCTGTACAATATTTCAAGGGAACGTGTAGATTATTTTGATGAAATTAAATTAAAAAAATTTATAAGAGAAACAGGTCATTTTTATGACGGCACATATTCTGAAAATATTATTATTAATTGTTCTGGGTTTACTGGCATACCTAATGTAGATCAGTGTGAGCTTAAAAAAGCTGAATGCTTTGAATATAATGTCGGGTTACCGGTATATCTTAGTAATTTTTGTAGCAAAAATAAATGCTGGTTAATTAATATAAGCAGCGGCTGCATATATACGGGGTACGAAAAAGAGTTTACAGAAGAAGATGAACCTAACTTTGGGTTCTTTAATTCGCAAAGCAGTTTTTATTCTAAATGCAAGCACATTGCAGAAAAATTAATTCAAAATAATATTACTACAACTTTAAGAATAAGAATGCCTTTTTGTAGCTACAACTCTTCTCGTAATTTGTTAGTTAAACTTTTAAATTATGATAATCTGGTTAAATTTAAAAATAGCTTAACATCAATTGACGATTTATCTTTTTTTATAAATGAATTTATTAAACGCCATTTATATAAATCTGATCCTGGAATTTATAACGTAACTAATCCAGGTGCTTTAGATGCAGAAGAAATTACTAGTATTTTAGCTAAAAATAATTTAATAAACAAGAATTGGAAGTTTGTAGACATAGAAAATTTAAATCTTAAAGCCAATAGATCTAATTGCGTTTTATCTACAGAAAAAATTGCATCTATGGGATTAAGCCTTCCTGATGTTAATATTTCTTTAGATAAATGCGCTAACATATTGAGTACAAGTTATGGGTTGGTTTAAGCATCCTAAAAAAAGATATCTTTACGCGGTTACCGGCGGTAAGTACCTAGGAGAGCTTCTTGTATACATGGAAAAAGTAAATGAAAATTTTAATTTTCTAGCTTTACCAGACATGATAATTAGAGAAGTACCTACAGATAAGTTTGAATTCGGCCTTAACAATAAAATAGTCGATATTGTTGAAAAGCTGCCATCGGATGTCTATTCAACCTGTAAAAAACAGTACTTGAAGAACAAGGTAGTTTAATAAATATCTTTATGGACATTATATCACCTAGACCTATTACATCGCCAATTAGCGGACAGCCTGTTCGTCCTATTCTTAAGACTTATATTAAAGGTAATAAGGAAATTACGGAAGCACATTACATCGACCCAGCATCCGGTACATTTATTAGAAAGGGATTAGTATCTGTCAAAGACATTAACCCCAACGAGCCTAAAGCAGAATAGCCTGGTTTTTTTTATATTTTTTGTTATACTTAATTTGTGTTAGTTCCTGTCGAATATACTCTGCAAAAATTTTATCAGTATGCTGGCTTTCCAAAATTTAAAAAGCTAAGCAATACATACGTCGCGTGTTGCCCTGTTTGCAGAGAGGGTAACTCATGGGGCAAGAAAAAGCGCTGCTACTATTTAGTTGACGATAATAAGATATGTTGCCATAATTGTGGATGGTATTCTGATACTATTAAGTGGATACAAGAAGTATCCGGTCTTAGTTTTAACGAGATACTTAAAGAAGCGCAATCATTCGATATTATACCGTTAGAAGTTCTTAGTGAGAATAACAAAGAGCCAGTAAAAACAATTAAGGTCGAGAAGCTACCGTTAGATAGTATCAATATTTTTGACAACAATCAAAAAGATTATTTTAACAATAATGAAGTTATTTCTGATGCATTAAAGCTTGTTAAGTCTAGACGTATTGATACGGCGATTAATAGGCCCGATACACTCTGGGTATCATTAAAAGATAAAACACATAAAAACAGGATAATTATACCCTTTTATAATGAATCAAACGACATTATCTTCTATCAGTCTAGACTCATTTATGATAGTGATGCAAAACTATATCCAAAATATTTGAGTAAAATAAACGGCGAAAAATCTCTTTATAATGTAAATAAAATATCTTCTAATTTAGATTATATTTTTATTTTTGAAGGCCCTATTGATTCGTTTTTTGTACAAAATGGAACAGCAGTAGCAGGTATTCAAGAAAATAGTAGCAATACATTTTCGCCTATTCAAGAGCAGCAATTATTATCTTTTAAGTTTCATAAAAAAATATGGGTGCTAGATAGTCAGTGGAAGGATAGTGCTAGTAGAGCTAAGACTTCTAAATTAATAGAAAGCGGTGAAACTGTTTTTATATGGCCTGAAAACCTGGGTAAAAAGTATAAAGATATAAATGATTACTGTATTGATAAAAAACTAGATAGTATAGATCCTAAATTTTTTATAGAAAATTCACACGAGGGATTAAAAGCTAGTCTTTTAATGAGTATTATCTGTCGTTAGCTGAAATTAAATAGCCCTTCAACGATTCACTAAGGGAGCTTAATTCTGCTGCTAGTCTTGAAATCTTTTTCTTTTCACTTCTAGCTATATCTTCAAAAATTGAATCGCATGGAGCAGCATGTAATTGGACCTGTACTGATGTCGCTTCTGTTCCATTTAGAAACTTAATAAATTGATCTATTTGACCGACCCATTCTTTAAGTTTTGTAATTTGTTCTACTTTTCTATGATCTTGAACTGTTTCTCTACCCTGAATATCAAAATCTTCTGGCTTAGCTGAGGTCAAAGTCTGTGCCATTGCTTCTTTATCTGATTGAGGAGCAGCGGCTTGCGCATCAGCTGCTGGTGCCGGAGCTGCATCGGCTTCAAGGACCATATTAAAACGACGCTCAAATAAATTCATATATTAATATTTATTAAAGGATGCATAAATAATTTAGTGAAAAAGGTGTTATTTGAAGATGTAATGAATTATAATAAATGGGTTTCTGGCATTGCTTCTAGAGATCTTGCTGCCCAAAAGGTTACATTAAAAGACCTATTCGACAGAACTAATACAAGTCAACACCCGAATTACACTAAAGCAAGTATTCCAATGCCTTATCCGCTTCCTAATGTAATTGAGCAATTAGGTGAACTATACATGAATGCGACAAATTCTATTACTATTTTTAAATTAGCCTTAAAAAACCCGCTTATTCAAAAAAGCGATGAAGGCAGACAAAAAGTAGTAGAAGTTCTTAAAAAACTACAGCATATAGTCAAAATAATAGAAAGTATATATTCGAATACTTCCGTCCCGGTTGTTAAAAAACCTGTTGATAAAAAAGAGAAATAAATTATAATAATAAGGTGATACAGAATCTTTTAAAGCAGATTATACCTTTATCTCTTGGTGCGTTACTATCAGGCGCATTGTTTTCAGCGTTTGGGGTAAATTTCTTTCTAGGTGTAGGTGCTGGTATTGCTATTCAATACGGAATTTATTATGGTTTTGTTAATATTTTAAATGCTGTAGTCGCTTTAAAAAATAAAAAATTAGAAAACGAACGCATTAAAGAATTTTCTTATCAAGGATTAGAAGTTAAATGCCCTTGTTTTAAAAAGCACTTAGATATCGTTCCTATCAGGCTTAACACATCCAACTACTATAAATGCGGTGACTGCGGTAAGAGTGTATCTGTTATTATTACCGCAGATACAGCTATTGTAACTGAGCCGCTAGTGTCTACAGAATTACCTAAACTAAGTATTCCCGATGCAACTACCTGAGAGTATTCAAGCAATAACTAACGATGTATTACCTACATCGCTTTCAACTAAACCAGCTACTCAAGAACTTCCTTTAGATGAAATTATTTTACTAGTAAAGAAAAATATATCTATTGCCCAGTTAGCTAGTTTTGAAACCGGCTTAGCCTATATTAATGCTAATACCACTTCAGATAAACATATTATAAAAGGATTTTTAAATGTAATAAATGAAGCTCTTAATCAAAGCATTGTTAAAAGCGATATACCTGGTGATGTTAGAGATAAAGTTGCCGCCTCCACCAAGCAAATTATTTTAAATAACAGTAATTGTTTTGAGAATCTATACAATTTAATTGCTTCTTTAAATAAAGAAAAGAATTTACTTGACGTCAAAGATATTACCCTTATTATTCTAGGATATGTCATCGGAACACTTAAAAAAATATATAACGGTTGAAACTAAACAAAAAGCTCACAAGCTAAAATGCAGTGAATATGCTAGATGGCTGTGTCTTTTAGAAGCTTTAGATGTAGTGTCTAGAGGAGCAGAAAGGTTCAAGGTTGACCTTAATAAAAACGATGTTGATTGGATTAAGCCATTATCTTTTCAAAAATATGTTGCAGAGAGATACGAATCAATGATAGATGAAGTTTTAGAAAATGAATTAAATATTAAGATACCGTTAAATAGGTTTAAAGAAGAATGCACTACATCACCGGAACCAGTTTTGTCATAGCACCTAACGCTAAATCTAATTTAAGCCCAGATAGAAGGTTTAAAGTTGGATTGACTTATACTCTTCTTCGTATTTCTAGAAAAGAAGATAAGTTTGTTTATACGTTTGCGTGTGTTAATGATCGCACTAAACTAGAAATAGAATTTAATTCTTGTAACGAAGCGGATAATTTAATAGCAAAAATTAAAAAAGAAATACTACCTAATTATTACAAAGAAGAGCCTATTTTAGAAGATTAAAGATAACCACCATATACATTAGAATAATCTGTTTTAGTATAATCAAAAACTTCTTTTGAAGCTTCATCTACGCTGTAATCGTAATTTTTATCTGCTCCAGATACAGTTGTGTTTTTAGTATCGTCAAATATTTGTTGGTTTTGAGCTTCCGGTGTAACACCCGGTTCAAAAGAATATTCAAACCTCTTAGCTTTTAAAAGCCAAACATAATGCCCTGCTAATGGATTAATTTGTGCTATGTCTTGATCTAGACGTTGTGTTATTTCATATATGTTACCGTTTCTACCACCCGGTCTATCACTCCCATACTCAGTCATCTGAAATAAATCACCGGATTTAGGTTCTGCTCCAAATCCAAATGCTTCATAAAACGCACTAATGTGTACAAATGCAGTAACCTCATCATCTGATACTAACCCGAATTTACTTAACATTAATGCATTTTCTTGTAAGTTAATAGCTATTATTAAATCTTTTGGAGGCGAATAAGCTTGCGTTGGGTGCTCACCATAAAGCATATCTGCACCACTTAAAGTTGAATTATTGACTATATACCCTACTTTTATTCCATAAAGATTAATCTGTTCTCTCCAATAGTTAGAAATAATATTTCTTTCACAAGAATTATTTGCTTTATCTGAATATCTAAAGCATGTATTATCTTCAAAAGTAAAAGGATATACTTTTGGCTCTGGATTACCTGTATAGTATTCGTTACTCATTTCTCTCCAATATAGCAGCATTTAAAACAGGATCATATCTAAGAATAATTCCTGTATTACCTAGCGCTTTAGGTTTTTCTCTATCTAACTGTACATTATACATTTGCTGTATTTCTGCTAATTCTTGATTATTTAAAGTAAATCTACCTTTAGTTTTTTTCAATCTAGCTACTTTAGAATTTTCTACTTTAGCTCTATGCATGTGAGGTACTGTTCTACCTGGATGCTTAGGATGTGAGGAAGCATCTCTAACTACAGGGTGCATATGACGTTTTTTAGTCTCTATGTTATTACCTGTAACGGATTTTTTGCCAAAATAGTCTTTGAACGTCATATAGATATTTAAGCAAAAAAAAGGGCCTAATTTTACTTAGGCCCTAATTTTTACTATTTTTGACTTTGTTTTTACTTCATTCCAGCTAGATACTGGCCAACCTTTGAGGTATTGGAAGCAACTTTATTGCTCTTGCTCTGTAGTGTGGAGGCACCTTTTACACCACCACCTACTAGGGCATGACCTTTTTCACCGTCGTTTCCAACCTTATCAGTTGTTTTTCCATCACCAGGGCCCTTTGAAGCGAGGCTCTTGGTTGTATCACCAACCTTGTTATCCTTCTTCTGTAGGGACTGGCCGGCTGAAGCGGGAAGCTCTTTTAATTCTGTAGCTTCTTTGGCAACGCCTTCTGCGTCTTCGTCATCTTCTTCTTTTTCTTCGGCGTCTTCGTCTTTGGCTTCTTCTTTCTTCTTCTTATCTTTTTCTTCGTTCATTTCATCGCTAGCGCCCATATCGTCACCGGCGCCTTCTTCTTCGCCACCGACTTCTTCTTCGCCATGATCTTCTTCGCCACCAATAGCGGCCTTAAGAACATCACAAAGCTTTTCTGCTACATCACGAGGTAGGGTGAATGTAACTTCTTCATCGGCTCCACCTTCTGTTTCACCAGGAAGACCGAGTGCTTCGGCATCCTTGGCTTCCAGATCCTCTGGAGCGCCGGACATTACGTCCTCATATAGTTTGTCAAAAATAGATTTGCTCATAAAATTATTTATTGTTTGAACTTCTGTTTTTTCAAGGTTTTGTGAGAATTTTTGAGGTTCAAAGAAATTTGCCTTCTTTACGGTAGCAGGATTTTTAGGATCTATAATAGGTTTTACGCCTTCTGCATTCTCAGGACCGGAGTTTTTATTAATAAAAGCCTTTTTATCTGCTTGTGCTTCTACGGGCTTTTTGTCTGTTGCTAGCTTAAATGAATCTTTAGGAGGAAATATAGACTTCTTTTCTTCAATGACGCTCTTTTCATAAAAGTCGCCCATTTCTACTAGCGTTCTAGACTGGTTCATATTAAGTATTTAATAGCTATATGCCTAAAAAACAAGAAAAACAATTTTATTTAGGTAATCAAAACCTTCCTACTTCTGATGCTGTATTTGATTATGAAGCCCATCCTGAATGGGTAGATGATATAGCAAAAAGCAGAAAAAATATATTATATTTTGCTGAAAATTTCTTTTATATTATTAATCTAGAACGAGGTAAAGAAAAAATTAAACTTCATTCATATCAAAAAAGAATTTTAAGAAGCTTAAGAGATCATCGATTTGTTTGCTTATTAGCTTCTCGTCAAATAGGTAAAACTACTCTTATGACAATATATGCATTATGGATTGCATGTTTTTTCGAAGATCAAAGAATATTAATTGTAGCAAATAAAGAGCAAACAGCAATTAACATTTTTAAGAGAGTGCGTTTAGCTTATGAGAAACTACCTAACTACCTCAAACCAGGAACTATAGAATATGGTAAAACATCAATGGCGTTAGGTAATGGATCAAGCATTGGTATTTCGACGACAAGCAGTGACGCTGGTAGAGGCGATAGCTGTAATGTATTAATTTTGGACGAGCTTGCGTTTATTGACAATCATATGGTACAAGAATTTTGGAGATCAGTGTATCCAATTATTTCATCATCTAAAAAGTCAAAAATATTTGTTGCGTCAACCCCTAACGGTACAGACAATCTTTTTTATGAACTTTATGCGGGAGCAACGGAAGTTGACGCTACAAAACAAAACGGATGGAAAGCTGAAAAGGTAGACTGGTGGGAGTTTCCCGGAAGAGACGAAAAGTGGAAAGAAGATACAATTAGATCCTTAGGAAGTAAAGATGCGTTTGACCAGGAATTTGGAAATGTATTTTTACAGACAGGTGAAAGTGCAGTAGATGAAAAATTATTTGAAGAAATGAAAGCAGAATGCACTGAACCAAAATTTGTTTTTGATGAAGGGCATTATTTATTATGGGAAGAACCAAACAGAGATCACATTTATGTAGCAGGGGTAGACATAAGTGAAGGTGTAGGTGAAGCTGCAAGCGTAATTCAGATATTTGATTTAACTGACTTGAGAGAAATAAAACAAGTCGCGACTTATCACAACAAAACTATTAGCCCCTACAATTTTACCGCAAAGCTTTATGAAATTTTAAATCACTGGGGCTCACCATTAGCTTTAATTGAAAGAAATAATTGTGGAGCGCAAGTAGTAGATAGTCTACGTAAGGTTCACTCTTATGAAAATATTGTTTCCTACGGTCCTAAAATAGGAGGTTCAGTTTTTAATAAGCTTGGAGTTTTAGCGCATACAAATTCAAAATATAAAGGTGTTATGAATATGCGTTATTGGGTTAATGAGGTTAAAGCTGTCAAGCTTCGCGATTATAAGACACTTAGCGAATTAAAATCTTTTGTACGATATCCAAACGGTACTTGGGCTGCTAAGCCAGGGTCAGATGTATGGGATGATCGTGTTATGAGCATGATATGGGCTTTAATGATTTTAGAAAATGAACTCGCTGAAAGGCATTTTGAAATTGAGCAGTTTGACAATAATAAAAAACCTCTTAAAGTTAGATCGCTTGATTATGGGGTTAAACATTTCTTAAACCCATCATCAATTTATACAAATGAAAAACTAGGCGATGAAGGATTGAAGCCAATGCCTGTGGTTATGCAAGGACATGCAAACCAAAATATAAATGAGGATATTCAAGAACTAGAATCGATGGGGTGGAGAAGAATAAATTAATATATGACCAATTTGGTTAACTACACTCAAAGCCCTTTCAATAAAAGTAGAAAAGATAAATTTCTTTTTATTTTAAATCTACCTAAGTGCTTAAAAGATATATCTACCAAATTTAATAGATCTAATGAAACAGTTATTCCCGATTCTCTACAATTTTCAGTTTATGGAATTATTGTTCCAACTATAGAAATATCACCAGTTAATGTTAGGTATGGCGGCCAAACACTAGTTAGCTCAAGCTATTCACGTGAACCGTATGAAACCGTTACAGTTAACTTTACAATAGATAATAGATTTAATAATTATTGGATAATCTACAAATGGCTTGATATTCTCAACAATGCAAAGACCAGTACTTTTGATAAAGAACAACTTATAGGAGATAATGTACCCGACAAAACAAATAATGCTAATGCTGATTATTTTAAATATAGAGCTAATTTTTCTATATTTGCTTTAGATGAGTATGATAAAAGAACCATTGAATTTAAATATATTAACGCCTTTCCAACAGCTTTAGGTGGTATAGATTTTAATAATAGAGATGCAGGTGAGATTGAAACAAACTTTTCCTTTAATTACTCTCAATTAGAAGTTTTAATGGTAGACCAGACAGATAGTTTATAAAAAAGTAAAAAGTTTTATCCAAAAAAACATAAATACTTTATATGGCACGCACAATCCAAAGTCCCGGAGTTGAGATTCAAGAAATAGATCTTTCGTTAAGAGCAGCTGGAACACCTTCAACCACAGTATTAATCCCTGGTTTTGCACCAAAAGGACCTACATCTGAAGTAATTAGTGTTACATCTCTGTCAGAATTTGAACAAATATTTGGAACACCAACAAATGCTGCAGAAAGATATTTTTACCACACCGTTAAAGCTATTTTAAATACACCTGCTAACGTTTTAGTATATAGACTACCTTATGGCGCTGATGCTGGTATTGATACATCTGATGATTACAGCGCACTAGTTTATCCTGTTTTAACATATGCTGACGGTTCACTTGACTCACAGCTCAATGAACCAAACAGTACATATTTCTTTGGTACTCCCACACACTTAAAACTCACACAAGAAGAATACCTTTCAATTCTTCGTGGTGATGGTTTTAACTGGAGTCAAGATACTTACAGCGTAAGATATTTTTCAAACGTCGCTTCTCTTAGCGCAGCAGGATTAGTTATCCTCAATAAATCACAATCAACAATCAATACAAAATTTGAAGGCACATATCTCGGTTTAATTGACAATACAAATCTAAACCCCGCTACACCTTTTAATGATGTTAATGCCGTATACACAGTCAATTCAAATAATACTGCAATTTACGGTACAGATTACGTACAGGTTCCTGATGTGAGATTAAACTTTCCTCTTTCTGCATCTTCTAACGGTGTACAAGGAAGCGTTTCCGAGGTACTTGAAAATATACCTAGCTTCGACATTTCCTCAAATCAATTTGATGATACAGTAACGCTCGGCGTATTTAAACTTCGCCAATCAGTATTTTCTCCCGATACAATCGCTCTAGATTATGTCTTACAAGAAGGATACACAGCTTCATTTGATGCTAATAGACAGATTAATAGCACAAATGGCGGACCCGCAGTAAGCTTCTTTATGGAGCAAGCAAGCACAGCATCAACAAACGTAACAATTTTAATTAACCCTGCCATTTCAAATAAAAATGGAAATACTTGGCTTGATTTAAATGGCGTTCCAACAAAGAAAGTTCGTTTCCTTACTCAAGCTACAATCAACCCGCTTGATGGCGAAACATCAGCAGAATATGAAACAAGAATGGGTGCTCCTTCAGCTAGCGTCTTTGATGCTGCTAACTATCTAGGCTATACCAATGCATTATATGCACTTGGTGATTTTAGCAGTCAAGATTTAGCTACTAAAGCCATTGGTAATGTCCCTGCTAAGCTCAATACAGCATTTGAAAAGCTTAATAATGTTGATCTCTATCCTATTAATATCACTGTCGAGGCGGGGCTAGGTACAATATATGTCAATTCACTTAACCCTCTAACAAACGGTTATTTTGATGATACAGTACCTTATGATGAAATTTTAAATCAGCTTAAAGTACAAAACCCAGTCTCAGTACCCGAAGTTGTAACAACATACAATGCTGTTGCAAATGAATTCATAGGGTTGACTAATAATCGCAAAGACCATCTCTTTATTGCTGATGCAATAACAAATATCTTTGTACAAGGCTCTAATGTCAAGACATTAGATAACCCTAATCATACCTTCTCTCAGGATATATACTGGCCTCTAAAGAATCAATTCTCTGGAATTAACTCAAGCTACGCAACAGCATTTGCTAATGTTGCAAAAGTAGCAGATATTGCTTCAAATCAGCAAGTTTGGGTTCCTTTCTCAGGCTTTGCAGCAGGCACAATGGCAAGCACTGATAGTAACTTCCAACCCTGGTATGCACCAGCCGGATTTACAAGAGGCGTTCTAACAGGAGTATCTGATATCGGATTTTATCCTAAGCAAAAACAGCGCGATCAGCTTTATAAGATTAATTTAAACCCTGTTGCGTTTTTCCCTGCTGAAGGCTTTGTAATTTTTGGTCAAAAAACTTTACAAAAGAAGCCCAGCGCTTTTGATAGAATTAATGTACGTAGATTGTTCTTAAATCTTGAGACTGCTACAAGAGATACATTAAAGTACTTTATATTTGAACCTAATACATTGTTTACACGTACACAGATTATCAATACAATCACTCCGATATTTGATAATGCTAAAAATACACAAGGTATATATGATTATCTAATTATTTGCGACGAAAGAAACAATACACCCGCAGTAATTGATGATAATACAATTGTAATTGATATCTATATTAAGCCAGTAAGAGCTGCAGAGTATATCCTTTGCAACTTCTACGCAACTAGAACAGGTACAAACTTCCAGGAGATAGTATCGTAATAGATAAATAATTTTATGGCAGACGTAAATCAATTAATTACAGACTTTTACAGAGTAGCGACAACTAGAGAGTTTGCTCGCGACTTTAATTTTAGAGTTCTCTCAATTAACACTGGCGGTGCAAGCACCGTTACGTTTGATGAAAACGATCTAGTTTATGTAAAGACAGCTAGTCTTCCTGGGAGAAACATTACTAACGTTCCAGTACCTTACATGGGCTTAAAGTTTAATGTCCCCGGATCAGTAGAGTACCCTGGCAGCGAAGGCTACGAAATGACATTTTATGCCGATGCTAATTCGCAAATCCGTCAAAAATTTGAACAATGGTCAACAGATATTTTTGATGATTCTAATTCAACTGGTAATTATTTTTCACCAAAGCAGACAGCTATTATTGATTTAGTTCAGCTTGATAGCCAGCTAAATAAGGTAGCTCAGTATCAGTTAGTCGGTGTTTCAGTAAGAAATGTCGGCCCATTAAACTATACAATCGCTGAAGGTACTGGTAATGTTATTGAATTTACTGTTACTGTATCGTTTCACTATTGGAGAAAGCTCTCTTAATTTAATTAAAAGCCTAAATAATTAGGTGAATAACCCATTTACCAGTGCACTAGATTCCATTGGTGATAATTTTGCAGGATTAGGTGCTGGTACTAATTCTTTAATAGCACCTCAAGCGGTTAATCTTTTTGGATTTAATATACCCGGTGTTCCGATTGTTAGCGCTAGAGATTATTTTCTAGTACAAATGGAATCGTGGTTTACTGCGATTCCTAAAACATCTCAATGGATTGTTGTAATAGATAGATACCCGCCTGCTATTAGATCTAGTGTCATTCAGGGACTCGAAAGACATGATGGTAGTAAAAAAGGATATGATATATCTACTGCAGTTAATATTTTAAAAAGTTTTCCTTTACAAAAAGTAGCCGGTTGTTTATTTGCTCATTCAATAACATTACCTCCGGAACAATATGAAGTTAACACTGCGACAATACAGAATAATAGAGGTTTTTTACCCGGTGTAATTGCAGGAGGTAGGGATAGCGCACCACCAGTATTGACAATCGATTTTAGAGAAACTAATACATCGTTTATTGACTTTGTTTTGAGACCTTGGACAATTTTAGCATCACATTACGGGTTTGCTGCCCGACCAGGTGATGTAGATC